ATAATAGTAAGGTTGGTTACGGTACAGATTATGATTGTATTACTGGTTTCAAAACCAAGATTAATGATCTAGATTCTTGTGACTTCTTCCCAATTAGAGAATCAAGTCTTAACTTTGAGTTAACTGGTACCTATAAGGCAAGCAGAGGTTCAACTTCTGAACTTATTGAATCTATTGCTACTTATGATTTAACTCCACCTAAATACAATGATACATTAGTAATGGGTGTTCTTAAATTAAGAAAATCAATATACAACAATCAAGGCGTACAACAGATCGTATTAGATCAGGTTGTTCAGGAATCCTTCATTGGTAGTATGGATATGTATAGAAAAGAAGTACCTGTTCGTGGTGCTGTTGCAGAAACATTCTTCTTAGAAGATATTGTTAATGATAGCTCTAACACAATTCAACTATTAATCAATCCATTGGTCAGTAAAACCGATTGGTCTAAGGGTACAGATATTAATGGTGATGAATCTACCAAAGAAATACGCGTTAATGACGAAGCCATGAATGGTTACGCATTAGGTGCTTATGTTCCTAACTATACCAGAAACAAAGCAAGAGAAATTGGTAACTTAGGTGCTAAGATTGAAAGAGCATTAAGATTAGCAGAAAATATTGACTATGTTCCACTAGACATTATTGTTGAAGCTGGTCTAGGAACAATTGGTACATACTGTGCTGTTGCTAATGAAATCAAAAACACAACTGGTGGAAGTTCTTCAAAATTCTACAACCTTTATAGCGGTTGGGATGGTGGATATTACGATGATATGTATCTTCCAGGTATTCTTGAAGATGATGCCGTTGTAGCAGGAACATATCTTCCTGGTACACCAAAATATGTAGATATCAGTCAACCTGGAGTATCTCCAAATGCAAACGATGCACCCGGAATTGGTGTTGCGTTGAAGACACCTGAATATGGTCCTAATGATCGTGGTGGTAGAGATAGCTTTATTGCCAACGAATATCAAGGTTACTTTGAATTGTTCCGTGAGTTCGCTGAGTTTACTCGTAGACCTGGAACTTTGTTCATTGCAGATCCATTAAGACACATCTTTGTTCAAGGTAACAAGGTAATTGGCGAATGTCGTTTATGGGACGAAGAGAATAGCGAGATGATTGATGCTAACTTCCCACAACACATTTACTGGCCTTTAAGAAATCTATATGCTGAATCCAGCACAAGTTACTCATGCGTATACGCAAACTGGGTAAAGGCATTAGATACTGAATCTAATAATCAAGTATGGTTACCATTCTCTGGCTTCGAAGCTGGTATAATGTGTGACGTCGATCGTAATACTTTCCCATGGTTTGCACCAGCTGGTCTAAATCGTGGTCGTATTAGCGGAATTACTCAAATTGGGTACAATACAACTCAAAAACAACGTGATCTTTTATATAGACATAGTTTGAACCCTGTTGTGTTCTTCCCTCAAGACGGATTCGTTGTTTGGGGTCAAAAGACCTTATTGAAGAATCCAAGTGCATTTGATCGTATTAACGTAAGACGCTTATTCTTAGTATTAGAAAAGGCAACAGTTGCCACAAGTAGATATTTCGTATTCGAACCTAACACTATCTTTACTCGTACAAGATTGGTTGACACAATCAAACCTATCTTCGAAAGAGCCAAGAATAACGAAGGTTTATATGATTATATGATCGTTTGTGACGAGCGTAACAATACGCCAGATACAATTGATAGAAACGAATTGATAGTGGATATTTACTTGAAACCAGTTCGTACAGCTGAATTCATCTTGATCAGCTTTATTGCAACCCGTACAGGTCAAGATTTTTCAGAATTAGTTTAAGGAGAATAGAATATGGCATTAGAATATATGTTTCAACCTAAAGGTTTTTATGACATCGCATTTGAGAAGGATTTCTCACGTGACTTTCAATTAAGAATTCTTAACATAGGTAATAGAAGTAATATGTTGATTCAACCAGAGGATAACGTTTTCATTATGACAGCGTCTCTTCCTAAGTACAAAATTCATAACCAACCTACAAAGTTTATGGGTATGAATTTCAACTTACCTGGTTCAGCAGATTACGAAGGTAATGACGCTTGGACTGTAAAGTTTAGATGCGACCTACCATTTGATATTAGACATGCAGTCGAAACTTGGCAGCATCAAGTCTTTACCCAAATGGAACAGCCTCTTTTACAGAGTGCAGTTACAGGTGGCGGAACTGGACTTTATAATCTACCAGATATGGGTCAAACTGTGGAAATGATTCTTCATGATAGAACTGGTAATCCTTATAGACAATATAAGTTAGTCGGTTGTTATCCTATTAGTATCGGGGAGATGACTTATGACCAAACCGGTAATGGTACAGTTAGAGAATTAGAAGTCACATTGGCATACCAATGGTGGGAATTAATCAGAGATGAGTATCCAGTAATGAATTCCTAATAAATAATTAAGAATAATATACAGCGCTTGAGCATTTGTTCAGGCGCTTTTTTTTGCTCTTGGCATAAATAATTATAAGGATTATATAATTATGTCAGAAGATCTTGTCAATAGGCCATTTAATTTTTACGATGCATTAACTAAAAGTGATTTATCGGAATACGCTCATGCCCTTAAACCATTATGGCTTGTGAGCTTTGAAATGCCAGAGATTATGAGAACAATAATTGGTGGTACTAGAACAATACCTAATTTTAGTGGGGCATATTCACAAGTAAATACTAAAGAAGGTAATCTAATGAATACACAAAATGCAGGTAATGCATTTGGGGGTTATGCATGGGAAAGTATTGATGACTATAATATGACAATGTCTTCAACCCATCAGTGGTTATATAAAACTGGTAATTTATATGCTCATAAAATAAACATTCCTGGTGATTCATATAGTGTTTCTAGAAAAAATGTTGATGGCAATGGCAGAGGTGAAGCTGCAGGACTAATTGGAACTGGTAGAACACCATTTGATAATCTAATGATAGAATTCTTTGAAACTAACTCCTCATTTACTGAATCCGTTATAAGACCTTGGATGATGCATGTTGCTGCTAATAGTATAAAAGTGAATACTGTTAAAACCACAATACATGTTGCTATGTTAGCTATTAAAAATGGAACTAATGAAATTAGAAAATCCTATTCGTTTCATGATTGTTTTCCTGTACAAATAGGTGCTGAGGGTTATGATCAAGATAACGGTATAATGTATCGTACAACACAGTTTGCATATAATTGGTACTCTATTAATGGTTGGGGGCAATAATAATGAATACTTGTGTATTAGATCTATTTGTACCATCAAGGGGTGTATTAATACCATTTAGGGAAATTAACACCCATCAGCAAAAATTGATAAGTAAGGCTTCTATGATTTCTGACAATATTTATTGTACTGAATTTTTGCTTGAACTTTTAGATACTATTAAAAATAGTACAAAGATAGATGATTTAAATATACATGATATGTTGGTTATTCTATTAGGACTAAAGGCATCCAGTATAGATATTAAAGTCCCTTTAAATGTGGTATGTGATAAATGTGGACAGAAACACAAATATGAAATTAGATTAGATAAAATGTATGGCGAAATGTGTAAAATTAATCCTAAAATTATACCTGTTACTATTGGTAGCTATAAGCTTGAAATTGCGGTGCCTAATGTATTAAAGGAAATGTCTATATTATATGAATTGAAAAGAATAGCATTTACAGATGATAAAGATGCCATTGAAAAATCCTTCATATTAAATATTGATAGATATATTAGTAAAATTACCTATAAAACAAACGAAATTGTACAGCTTCCAACACTGGAAGATAAATTAGAATTTTATAGAAAAATGTCAATGGAATCTATTACCCAATTATTAACTGACATACAAAAAGTTCAAATAACATATAAGTTGTTCGATTTTACTTGCGTTGAACCTTGTAAAAAACAATTGTACAGAGTTGTAAACTATGATTTAGATAAGTTCTATTTTATTTTAAAGCTTATCTACAATGAGAGTATTATTGATATTTTAAAGGATACATTCTATCTTCAAAAGATAGGTATACCTATTGACTATTCGGAAAATATAACCCACCAAGAGAGGCGTTTGTTGTGGGGATTCTTTAATGAATTAGAACAAAAGAAGAGTGCGGCGTCAAGAAATAGTACACCGTACGGACCATTAGGAACATAACATGAGCTCATTTTCAGATTTATTTAAAGACGTAGATGTTAAATCATCTTATACTCCCCAACAGCTACAAGACTTCTTTTTAGGTATCAAATCACAGGTTTATGAATTGAATAGTTCTACTGAACCAAACATTAGTCCTAGTCAAATTAAACCACAACCCATGCCTAGTAATATTCCTGTAAGCTTATTAGAACAAGATGTTTTAGAAGAAGTAAAGAATACAGAAAAAATGGATTTGTCTGTTCCTGAAATTATAAAATCAGCCCTGGTGAATAATAATCATAAAGTGGATGAAATTACTATAAAGGAATTGTTAAGTAAGATTAATAATATTGATTGGAATAATATATCTAATCATAAAGATGTTATTACTAATATATTTGAAAGTGTTAAGAAGACTGATGTTTCTGCCGGAGATATAAAAAATATTGAAGGCACCAATGTTAGTGATGAAAATATTATTAATACAATCAATAACACAGATTCATTATATCCAGTACCTACTATATCAAATAATACAAATAAAATAATTGAAAATATTATTTCGGATGAAAAGAAGAATGTTAATGATGAACTGCCACCTGTTGTAACTCCTATTGAACAAGATATAGAAATGCCTGAAGGTGTAACACCCATTAAACAAGATATAGAAATGCCTGAAAGTGTTATAAAGACACCTCTTACAAAAGTAACCAATGTTGAGCACAATATAGATAATAGTAAATCTACAAATCCACATGAAAGTACAAATGAAAACATAACTACTAATATTGAAGATAATATTCATAATTTATTAGTTAAGGAAATAGGTACTAAAGAACAAAATATTGAGAAAGATAAGAACGAAATAGTAGAAGTTAATGATGGTAAGGTTACATCAGTTTTAGATAAGGAAGAATTAAACACCCGCAATATATTATCTATAGGTGACAATATTCAAGATAAATTGGATGTAATATTTAGAAATAAGGGTGGAGATATTCCTGGTGAAGGACATACAGATACTGTTCCTGCTATGTTGACACCTGGTGAATATGTTGTTAATAAAGATTCTACTAAAGCTTTTAAACCTCTTTTAGAAAGTATAAATAGTGGTGGACTAACATCTAAAAATGTTACTATAGATAAAAATCCTGAAGCTAATATCTTAAAACTTCAAGAAGGTGGACTGGTTAGTTCACAGCCTCCTTCACCTATTAATATAGTTCAAAATAAAGAAATTAGTAAAGATTTAAATGAAGCTAAAACTTCTGAGGCTATACAAAAAATTGGTAATAGTGGTGAAGAAAAAGAAACTGATACAGTAACAGGTGATTCACAAAATAAGGCTACAGGAAATATTGGACAGGCAGGTGCGGGTGGATTTGATAATATAAGAGACCCAGCATATTTAATGAGAATAACCGCATGGGAAAGAATAACTGGTGGAGCGGCCAGAGTTAATACAATATAAGGAATAAAAGATGAGTGTATTTAATATAGCACAAAATGTAGATGGAAGATGGTGTGCAGCTGATGTAGGCGAAGGCGTAAAATCAGTTGTTGATACTCCCTACATTGAATTAGTAGAATATCAGCAGAACCAAGGTGCTATTGTTAATAGTTTAAATTATTGGCAAGACTTTGAAACTAAAAGAAGCGGTGTTGGATCACCATACA